GGGGGTACACAAGGTACCCCCTCTATGAATATATAGGGTTGGGGCTAAGTGATGTAAAGTGGGTAGTGGGCCTTACAGTCAGACAAGCGTGTGTTCTTCATGTGAATTTACTTTTTGAGGCGGGGAACAACACGTGGGGTGTCACGGGGGAGGGAGAGGAGAGTGGTTTCACCATCATGAAGAGCATGCCAACGATCAGCATCACGTTTGCCACGACGAAGGTTAAGTTGCAGATCAGTACGTTCAGCCTCATCATCAAAACGGTCCATAATGCCTTTGGGATTGCCAACATAGTCAGGATCATCCATGGCCTCTGCACGTTCAGCAAGAGACTCAAGCAGATAAGGGGTGGCGTCTTCAGGATCATCGAGACCAGCTTCCATCATCGCAGCAACAGCAGCGGAAGCAGAACGAGGCTTCTTCCCGGGGGGAGTATAGCCACTCTTGTCACGGGTGAAGACACGCTCCTCAGCATCAAGAGACTGAACAGCAAGAGGATCATCACGCGCACGGACAGCAGCAGAGGCAGACGCACCAGAGGATGCACCATACTTGGGGTTACGGAAAGTGAAGTAGTATGTCTGCGACAGGATGAAATTAATGTCGAGTTTTGACTGGGGAGCAGTAGTTGGCAGATGGAATGCAACATAAAGCAGCGGCGAGAAGAAGGAGACGTTGCGGTCTGATGAAACATAAGCAGCATCATTGTGGAAGCCATCAATATGTTCTTCAAGAGTACAATCATGGAACGTAGTCCTCTCTTGGATGTCACTAGCCCAACAAGTTCGAGCAAGCTTGGCAACACTATTATTCAAAGCAGAACGCACAACAGAACCTGAAGCCTCAAGCACTTCATCATAAGTCGCTGGAGCAGCAGCATATGCTCCCTGGGAATTCAAAGCAGTCTGTGCGGCCTCACGGAAGTTACCATTACGATCATAAGCGGTCACAATCTGAAGGGCAGGCACGGCTGAATTAGACGAGCCAACAGGGGTCGTAACTGCAATCTTCGAAATAACTCCATCACACTTGACCTGATCAAAGAGCTTAGTATATGCCTGATAGAGCGGCGAGGAGACGGCGGCGCAGTTGAGGGAGCCGGGGGCCTTGACAGATGCAAAGTCGGCAAAGGGGACGGACGTAGCGACATTGGAATCCAGACCCTTGGCTGGGATAGTCAGGGTGACCAGCTGTTCAGACTGAACCCTAACACGAACGCGTGAACGAGATGAGAGACTACCAGCGGTGGTTGAACGACGAGCGTAACGACGACGGCGATAACCGTAACGGCGACGATACCTGGCGAACCCAGTACGTCTCCTATAACGCGGATAATAAGGCATTTGTACACAAATGTGCGCGTTAATAAAAATCATAGGGCTGTGGGCTAAGTGAGTGGCTTAAATGCTGGTCTGAACGTGCAATTCACAACTCAAAATTTCTGAAGCGGAGAGAAAAAATGTCAACGAACCAACATTTAAACGCAGAGGCAAATTCTTTTGGAACACAATCTTCTCTTTTGAAACGAACGAAAGAATGAGCGCAACAAGCAAGGAATCAAGAGCAAAGCGGTGGTGTTTCACCATCAACAACCCAACTGATGAGGACAAGTTCTGGGAGAACGATGAGCAACAAAGTGAACTCGAGTATCTCATTGTGCAGCAGGAAGTGGGAGAGAACGGAACACCTCACTACCAAGGATTCTTGATTCTCAAACGCAAGAACAGACTCACTTGGCTCAAGAACAACATCAACAGAAGAGCACACTGGGAGATGACAAGGGGAACAGACAAGCAAGCAGCAGACTACTGCAGGAAGGACGACACTCATCCTGAAGGCTCTCTCAGGTTCGAATTCGGTACTCTCAAGGCAGCACTTAAGAGGAAGGAACGAGACGAACTTGAAGAGGCAGTCATCGATGAAGTGAGAAAACTGCAAGAAGAAGGTTTCAGAAGTGTCAGAGACATCGACCCTCAAGTGTTGGCAAGGCCAGGGTTCATGGCAGCGTACAACGCACTCACGGCAGATCTCCTTGGAGTCTACAGACCTGAACTCAAGATCATCACCATGGTTGGACCACCTGGAACTGGAAAAAGCTACGCAATCAATGCACTCTTTCCAAACGCAGGCAGAGCAATCATGGGCAACAGCGGCACTTGGTTCAGCAACCCAACAGCAACTGTCATGGTCTTCGAAGAGTTTGCAGGGCAGATTCCACTGCAGAAGATGCTCAAACTACTTGATCCTTATCCAATGGCACTCGAGGTCAAAGGCGGCATGAGACCTGCAATGTACACCGTGGTTGTCATCACGAGCAACACTAGGCCAGACGGGTGGTACAAGGACGAAGAGCAAGGCGGGAAGAGGACGGACGCACTCCTTGCACTCTGGGACAGACTTGGCTTCAAGAACGGCAACAACAGCATCTGCAGGACATGCGGAACGTACCTGGAGCCGGCACAGCCTGGTGCAATCAGCAGGCAGTGGCTTGACAGCACACGCACTTGGTTCATGAATGAACTTGCAAAGGCGGCAAACTTGCAGGAACATGAAGAACTGAGCGACGAGGCGCTGAGCCAGGTCGAGCAAGACAAGCTTGATGATGACTTCGCATCACTTGACGTCTAGAGATGGCGGTAACACTGTCCCGCCATCTTAGACATAAAAAGTGGTCCAAGGATAATATATGAATTGGACCACTCTCTGGACCACTCTGGACCACCACATCTCCCATCCTACCACCCTTTGTCCTTTTCTCTCCTCCTAATTGGTGATGTCCAGCTAGAAGTTGGCCTTACAGCTAGTCGTGTGATCGGGGGTACACAAGGTACCCCCTCTATGAATATATAGGGTTGGGGCTAAGTGATGTAAAGTGGGTAGTGGGCCTTACAGTCAGACAAGCGTGTGTTCTTCATGTGAATTTACTTTTTGAGGC